AAATTTTACCGACATATGGATTCTCGCCAACTTCTTTTACTTGTCAAGGCAAAAAATTAAAGAAATAATTAATCAATAAATTAAACAAAGCTATGAAAAAAAGAACATACGACGTCGTTTTTAACGACGAAACAAGCAGCAATAATAAAGGATTCAAAGCATCTTTTCAATATTGCTTTGATTACATAAGGAAAAACAATGGAACAAATAATAGTTATTTTGCTGATTATAAGAAAGGAACTGTCTCGATAGTTTGCAATGAGACAGGTGAAACTGTGTATGAAACAAGTGTATTTTAAATAGTTAAATTAATAGATTATGGGAACAAAAACAGAAACAGCTAAAATATACGATTTGCTTTTCAAACATTTCGTGAGCAAGAGAAAGGACAATTACATGCTTGCACATGTTGCGCATGAAAATGGCTTTCTGTATGCAAGTAATGGTCATATCCTTGCTAAGGTTAAAGCGGATTACCCGGCGGAAAGAGAAGGTCGAGCTTTCTCGAAAACAGGAAGCTCGGAAAAGAGCACCGTTCCTTATGAAGGAACGATACCGCTGAACAGAGAAGGTGATGTTTATCTTCCAGAAGAAAAAGTAAAAGACCTCATGGCAGCCGCTAAAAACACCTGGAGGACTAAGATTGATGGGAAGAAGGTGGTAATAAATATCGGGCTGCCAGAAAAATATTACGATTACAAAATGTGCAATATGACATTCCGAGCAGAATATTTAAACGCTGCTTTTAAATTATTCGAGATAAGAAAGAAGATGCCTAAGCTCAGAATCAGTATCTCTAATGTTATGGAGATGAAATCGGAAAACGAGGATATAATTGTTCTCATAATGCCAGTAATGTTCCCTATTAAAGAGGACGACAACTTTTTCTACATGTTAACAATACAAGAAGCAATAGAATTTAAAAACAAGCCGAAAAACGTCAGGGATTTGGCTTGGTATGAGAGATAAAGACGGTTAAGGTTTTAAACAATTATATTAATAGCAGGTTTTACGACCTGCTATTTTTTTGTTTTGTAATCTTGAATGGGAAAATATTTTTCCTTGAAAAGTTGTTTTTGTTATTTTTTTTTCTTATGTTTGCAACGAGCTTGTGACACGGCGGCGGGCTTGTGAAAATCAAGCTCGCAAATAAATAAAACAATTTTATTATGAAAACAAAAGTGTTACAAGACCTGAAACCCAAAGCAGCGTCGTTGGGGTTTACGGCAGAAGAACTTGAAAGTGTCGCTACGCAGATAGCTGGAACTTTACAAGAAGACGCTACAGAAGAACAAATAAGCGCACAGGTGGATGCGATTATGCCTTACCTTAAACTTTCTCAATCCGCAGTAACGAGGATTGTTAATGCGAAGAAGAAAGAAAAAAAGACACCGCAAGCACCCGATACGTCCGAACCAAAGGAAGTAGAAAAGGGGGCAAATCCAGAAGACAAGTTTGAGAAGTTGTTTAAAATTATCGAAGCGCAGAATGCGAAAATCGATTCGCTTGTAAATAAAGACAAGAAAGAATCCAGAAAAAACATTTACGCTGCGAAATTGAAAACCTTACCTTCTGAAATTCAGAAAACGAAGTTGAAGGATTTTGAAAGAATGAATTTCGAAAATGATGAGGACTTTGATAGCTTTGTCTCGGAAGTAGAAAATGATGTGCAGAGCATTCTGCAAGAGTTATCCGACAAGGAACTGGGAGAGATGGGAAAACCGATTAAAGGTGGAGCTGTCTCGAAGGAAGCGTCGGATGAAGAAATTAAAAAAATAATAGATAAAATGGATTTATAATGGCAACAGTAAATTTAACAAACCCAAAAGAAGACCTAATCACAGGCAATGACAACATAGTTATCGTTGATAACTTTCAGTCAATTCGTGGTGGGCGCACTTTGGATGTAACAGGATATCCTTACAATGTATTGCATGCTGGTCATGTAATCATTAAGAGTGCCGAAGGAGAGTACAAACCGATGCCCCTCACAGGAGACGGAAATATTGTTTCACTTGGAACAATCGTGGGAGGCTCATTGTACACTGATGACACTTACACAGATGTACCATTGACAGGTGGAACAGGAACAGGCGCAGAAGCCACCATCGAGGTGGAAGATGGCGCAGTAACGGAAGTAACTATTACCAATGATGGCAAGGGTTATGCAGTAGGAGACGAATTGTCCGCAGCAGCTGATGATATAGGCGGTACAGGGTCTGGGTTCAAAGTACCAGTAAAAACGGTTACCGCAGAGAAAGATGAATATGCTTCACTTCCTGCTGACCACACCTATGCAGGGATTCTCATTGCAAGCATCCCTGTTAACAAACCGTTTGCAGGTATTATGGTAAGAGGAACAGTTAATGTGAATGCAAGTCCATTTCCGTTAGACGATATTCTTAATGATGTAAAAGCAGCTTTGCCGCTGATAGTATTCACTTCAGATAATGCGTAACTATGGAACAGAGTTTATATTTTAAGTATATAGAGAAATATTTCCCTAAATTAGTTTTAGGGATAACCGAAAAGTTGAACGAAGAAAATAAAACAACTTTATCCTACCTACACAAACAATTATTAGGTACGGATTATTCGGTAGATGGACGTTGGGAATCTCTAACTGGAACTTATTCCAGAGTGGCAGCTGATGTTGTTTCTATGGATTCTTCGCTTCCGCTGAAGAAACGTGATTCGCTCGGTAGAGCGTCTGGTGACCTCCCAAAAATAGGGATGGAAATATTCTTGAATGAGAAACAAATGTCGGATATTGATGCACTAATTGCTCAAAATGCAAACATCGATACAATCGTTGCTAAAATATTCGCAGACACTCCGAGAGTGATTACAGGCGTATTGGAACGATTGGAGTATATGTTCTTGCAAGGTCTGTCGACTGGCGTTGCGTTGGTTGATTCCGATAATGTTGGTGCTGGTGTAAAGGTTGATTACCAATACCTGACTGAAAATCAGTTTGGGGTTCAGGTTCTTTGGAATACTCCAGCTACAGCTAAACCGTTGGATGATATTCAACGTGTGGTTGACAGAGCAGAGGAACTTGGATACAACATTAGGAATATGTATGCCGATACGTATGCAATCAATAAATTCCTTGCGTGTAACCAGGTACGTCAGCAATATGCTTTTGTTATCGGTTATGTTGGTGCATTGAATAATGTTCCAATACCGAGTTTAGAACAAGCAAACGTATTACTTAACGACAAATTCGGATTAACGCTGACGAAAGTAAATCGCTCGGTTGTAACCGAGGTTAACGGTGTAAGAACACCTGTTAAACCCTGGCAAGAAGGAATGGTGGTATTCACGGTAGAAGATAGAGTTGGTTCTGTTGTTTGGACTGACTTGGCAGAAAAGAAACATCCTGTTCCAGGCGTTTCTTATGAGACTGCAAACGAGTTTATTCTTGTATCGAAGTATCGTGTCAACAGACCGTCTTTGAGAGAATACACCACTTCTCAAGCAAGGGTAGTTCCTGTTATTACCGACGTGGATAAAATCTTTACGTTAGATTCTAAGACTGTACAAGCATGAAAGTTGTAGTATTGGATAAATTCGCTGACAAGTTCGATTTCAGAAAAAAGTATGAGAAAGGACAAATAGTCGAATTTGACGATGACATAGCAAAAGATTTGATTGCACGTAAGTTGGTAAAGAAATACGAAACATCAGAAAAACCTAATCCTGTAAAACATACGCAGGTGAATAAGCAGGAGTCGGTTAAGAAACAAAAGAAAGATGAACTATCGGGAAGCAATACGTGAGGATTTACACCCTTTTCCTGTACGCACGTCTTTAATTGAAAGACAATGTGTAAAACAGGGGGTATCTCCTATTGACGAAAATATAGATGAAAAAATAGTTTCCATGTGTGTTTTGGAGATTCTCTCCCAAATGATTGCCTTAGGAGGTGTATCAGAGGGAGGGGTCTCTTTTTCTTTTGATACGGAAAAAGTTAAGGAACGTATTAAGAGTATATGCCGCAAAAATGGATTCGATTATTCTCTATATATTCCTGAACCGAAAGTAATAAGACTTGAATGAGAGGTTTCATTAATGCACAGATAGTTGTGCCTGGCTATATCGACGAGAATGGCATACCAGTCTCGGGTAGTGTAAGCTGGGGAGATGATGTTGAGTGTAAGTATTTTGCAGTTACGAATGACAATAAAGGTCGTTATAATGATGGGGAGTTTAAGAGAATTGCTTATGAGATAACGACTGAAAATATGGATTTCGATGCAAAAATAATTAGACTAAAAGACAGCAAAGGAAGGGTTATCTGTGAAAAGGAAGTCCAAAGTCTCGAGGAATTAGAAGATGTGCAACGAGTAAAGATAACGATATGATAGAGATGACAACGCCGATGAGCGAAATAGACAAGTTTATTGCTGACGAGATACGAAAATCGGAAAAAGATATTATTAAGAAATTATCGTATATCGGAGAGGCAGCAGTAAACGAAGCTCGTTCTAACGGTGATTACATTGATAGAACAGGTAATCTTCGCACATCTGTTGGTTACACTATCTTAAACGACGGAAAAACGGTTATATTATCCGATTTCAACAAAGTTAAACAAGAAAGTACCGAAGGTAAACAAACAAGTTTGGCTTTGATTAATGAGTTGAAAGAAAAATATAACAAAGGGTTCGTGTTAATAGTAGTAGCTGGTATGGACTATGCGGTATATGTGGAGGCACTTGGTCGAAACGTATTATCATCGTCTAAATTATTGGCAGAATCAATGTCAAAAAGATTGTTATGAAAAAAACAGGATTACAGTTTGAGCAGGATTTCTTTAACGCAGTGAAAAATTCACTTGGCGTTAAAGGTCAATATTTCAGAGATGGAGTGAGACCGATTGAAAATGTAGCAACAAGTGAGGACTGCATAGTAATCTTTAAAACAGGGATTGATGGAGATATTCAGGTAGGGTATGTAACGATAAACGTTTATATCCCTGATATTGCTTTCGATGGGCGGAAAGTTAAGGATATTGCACGATGCGGAGTCATTGAATCAGCGCTTAACACGTTTGCGGAGAGTGTATCACTTCCCGATTATATGATTGAGCGTGAAGGAACGATACAAACATTTAAAGTATTTGAAACGGATGAGCATTTTGTTCATCTTGAATTAAAATATAATTATTCAACAATAAATTAAAAGATTATGGCAAATTTAGCATGGGGTAAACCTACAATTAAGTTGGTGAAGTTGGTAGATGGTGAAATTCCGACTACTCCGACATATATTGATGTTGAAGGAATTGTGGCAGAAAGTACAGTACTTACTGCCACAAAAGGAACAAAGCGTGAAGCACCGTTGGAGGGTGGTGGTTTTGCAGATGTAGCATACGGTAAAAGCACCTATCAGCTTGTATTCGAGCTTTATGCAATTAAAGGAGCAACAAAACCAGTTGCAGACGATGATGGTGTTATTCTCGACCATTATGCGGTATTTCTACAGCCAGAAGATCCGACAGTTGAAGGAATAGAAATTCCAAAATCAGTTCTTTCCGTTGAAGATACCTATTCAGCACAAATAGGTAAGAAATGGAAATACACAGCTGATGTACTTCAGCCTGAATCAGGACCTTCTGTTTTACATAAGGTAGTCACATTTCCAACAACCTCAACAACCTAAATAAGTGTGCGGGGTGGTTCCCGCACCTTTTTATACACTATGGAAAAGATGATTGAAATGGCTGTATCCGACGCCGTTACAGAAAAACCTATCGAACTAAAAATAGGCAGTAGGAAGTTTAAAATAAACCCTCCTACGATTGGCAAAATGCAGATACTCTCTAAGTATTATCTTATGTTGGATTTGGACGAAGAGAAATTACAGGAAAATCCGCAATTAGAAGCGATGAGAGTATGCAGAGATAAATCGGATATAGTAACTGAACTGATGGCGGTAGCTACTTTTAACAACAAAGACGACCTTTTGAATAGTGATAAGATTAAAGAGCGTGCGGAATATTTTAAGTGGAACAGTAAGGTAGAGGAGTTTTCTATAGTTTTACTCGCACTTCTTACGCAGACGCAATACGAAAATTTTATTACCTCTATTCGATTGACGGAGATATTAAGGCAAAACAAGCCGAAATAAAGAAATTGAGCGGGTCGAATAGAGTAATAGGTGGTCGCTCAATTTGGGGTGGGTTGTTAGATGTAGTTTTACAACGGTATCATTGGACATTGGATTATCTTTTATGGGGTGTGAGTTATCAGAATGTTCAGATGTTACTTGCAGACCAGACAAGCACAACAAGTGAAGAAGAAATTATCAATGCGGATGACCCGAGAAATAGAGAAAAAATCAAACAAATGTTCACATGAGTGTACACTATAACATAACTGCAAATAATGAAGACTTTAAACGGAAGTTTGCAGAAGTTCGTAATGAAATAAAATCAAGCGAAACTACTGCTCAAAAAGCTTCGAATAATATACAGGCGTCATTAAAGAGGATGGCTGCAGGTATGGGAGGGTTATTCGCTGTAAACATGTTCAAGAACATGGTTAAAGATATAGAAAGAGTAAGAGGTGAGTTTCAGCAGTTGGAAATAGCCTTTACTACCATGTTAGGCAGCAAGCAGCTTGCAGACCAGTTAATGAGACAAGCTGTCGAGACGGCGGCTACGACACCTTTTGATTTGATGCAAGTGGCGTCAGGTTACAAACAATTAATGGCTTACGGTATGGAGTTTGAGAAGCTCAACGATACGCTTATTATGTTAGGAGACGTAGCCAGTGGTGTTGGCGCACCTTTAAATGATATTGTCTATTTGTACGGAACATTGAAGGCGTCGGGAAGGGTTGTGACTATGGATATTCGCCAATTTGCTGGACGAGGCATTCCTATTTACGAAGAGTTAGCTAAGGTGCTAGGTGTCGCAACGAATCAAATAAACGAACTTGTAAGCGCAGGGAAGGTAGGGTTCGAAGACATTGAGCAGGCTTTCAAGAATATGACTTCAGAAGGCGGAAGGTTTAACCACCTTATGGAAAAACAATCCGCAAGTATTGTTGGATTGAAAGCTAATTTAGGCGATGCAATTGATACTGCTCGAAATGATATAGGTAAGAAATTACAACCTGTTTTTGAAGGGTTACTTAAAACACAACTAAACATAGTAGAGAACTATGAAGAAATAGGGAAAACAATTTTAGGCTTAGCAGCAGCGTTTGGTTCTTACAAGGCAGTTTTGATTGCGGTATCCGCAGTAGAACGGCTGAATATAAGACTTTTACGACAAGCCGTTTTGGAGAGAAAGCTGGCTGCTATGAGCATGCAGGTAATTTCAAAAGAACAGGCTATATATATAGCAAGGACAAAAATGCTTACTATTGCCAAACAAGGATTAGGCAGGTCTTTAAAATCTCTTTTGACAGTTTTAACACCTAATCCTTATGTTTTATTGGCTACTGCCGTTGCCGGATTGACGTTTTCGGTATATAAATTAATTACAGCCGAGAACGCAGCCGAGATAGCCGCTAAATCGCTCACAGAGGCGCAGGAGAAAAGGACACAAGCAATAGGAGATGAAAGAAAAAAGACAGAAGAGCTTATAAATAAATTAAAAGACGAAACACTAACGAGAAGGGAGAGACAGTCCTCATTAGAAACGTTGCAAAAAAAATATCCAGCTATATTCAAAAACCTGGA